AGAGAACGTGTGTTAGCTGGCGATTACGCCAAGTACGATATACGCATGTCTGCCCAATTAACTCTTGCTGCTTTCGATGTTTTGCTTGATATTGCTAGTAAATGTGATGGTTATACTGAGGACGATCTAACATTGATGCGCAATTTGGTACATGAGGTAGTTTACCCTGTGCTTGCCATGAATGGAGATTTGATTGAGTTGTTTGGAACAAATCCTTCGGGACAGAACTTGACTGTGATTATCAATTCTATTGTTAATTCACTTTTGTTGAGATCGTGTTTCTACACCTTTTATCCGGACAAGGTATTTAAGAAGTGTTGTTCATTTTTGACTTATGGAGACGATGTTATTGGAACAGTTATTGCTGGGCTTGACAAGTTCACGCATATTACTTATGCCAAATGGTTGTCTGAGTTTGATATGACATTCACGATGCCGGATAAGGAATCAGAACCAGTACATTACATGAAAGAGGAGGATGTTGATTTCTTGAAACGAAAGAGTCAGTTTAATGAAGATCTTGGAGTCAAGGTAGGTTTGCTATCTGAAGACTCGATTTACAAAAGACTGCATTCACATTTGTTGTCTAAAGAACTCACCAAAGAAGAGCATAGTGCTGAGAACATTGCGAGCTCATTGCACGATTGGTTTTATTATGGTCGAGAGGTTTTTGAAGACAGACAAAAGAAGTTGAAAGAAGTTGCTAGGAAATCTGGAATAGAACATTTGTGTCCTGCTTTGAATGTTTCTTACGATAGACGTGTCGCTATTTGGCGTCACAAATATTTGGGTGAGGAACTTGAAGAGGACGAGGAGGAAGTTCTAAATGAAAATTGCGGTAGCATGGTCTTTGTTGATACCGTAGATTTTATGGACCACTGTATCGGTACAGGGCATGACCCATTCTTTTGGTGGGAGCATGTTGCTACCGATTTAGGCTTGATTTTTATGCCTATTTTGTGGTATCTGATGTTAACCAATCGCGTGAAAGCTACGTGGGGTTTTCCCACACGTGGCTGGATCTGGTTTTTGTGTTTTACAACAGGCGGCCTCCAGCTATATCAATGGATGTGCTGGTTTATCCGTTTCCTCGCAGTTACGTATTTTGGCCAAATATATGCATACACTCTTGTATATGTCATGGGTGAGGAATGGAGACAGTTGTTGGGTCTGCAAAACCCAAGCCCAGTTCGCATCTGGGTTCCACGGAGTACCAAAGTGCAACGTATGTAGATGGTTTACCAACCGTTGTGTGTTTTTGTATAGTTT